GCCGGCGGCGGGTATCGCAGCACTGTATCTGTGCTGTCCCATCCACGGCGGCGGGCGTTGATGTTGGCGCAGGCGCTGGCCGATATGGAGACGTTCGCGGCCAAATACCGGGGGCTGGCGGAGCTGTCCGCTGTGTTCGCGGCAATGGACGGGACACGCGGGCGGATCAAGCCTGTCAAGCCCGTCAAACCCCCGCGTAATCGCTAGTCCGGCATTCACGGCACGGCAGGCATGGCCAGGCCCGGCACGGCACGGCGCGGCACGGCCCGGCAACGCAGGCAATGTTTCGGCGGGGGCGGGGGTGTTCACGGCAGGCGCGGCGGGGCTTGGCGGGGCGCGGCGTGGCCAGGCGCGGCAACGCAGGCAATGTTTCGGCGGGGCGGGGGTATTCACGGCAGGCGTGGCGCGGCGAGGCACGGCCGGGCAAGGCGTGGCTGGGCCCGGCTCGGCAGGCATGGCGAGGCACGGCGAGGCGCGGCATGGCGGGGCCTGGCACTGCACCGCAGGCATGTTTCGGCGGGGGCGGGGGTGTTCACGGCAGGCGTGGCATGGCGCGGCGCGGCGGGGCTGGGCACGGCAGGGCTTGGCACGGCAGGCGAGGCACGGCCGGGCGTGGCCGGGCGTGGCTCGGCACTGCACCGCAGGCGGGCATTCACGGCAGGCATGGCACGGCAGGCATGGCGAGGCGTGGCATGGCGCGGCCAGGCGCGGCCAGGCAACGCAGGCAATGTTTCGACGGGGGCGGGGGTGTTCACGGCAGGCGCGGCCCGGCGCGGCGGGGCGCGGCGGGGCACTGCAACGCAGGCGGGCATTCACGGCAGGCTTGGCGTGGCGAGGCCAGGCAAGGCGCGGCGCGGCACGGCAAGGCCTGGCACGGCCCGGCAACGCAGGCATGGCCAGGCAAGGCTCGGCGCGGCATGGCGCGGCACGGCAGGCATGGCGAGGCGCGGCATGGCCCGGCGAGGCGCGGCGTGGCGGGGCCAGGCACGGCATCGCAGGCAATGTTTCGGCGGGGGCGGTGGGCTGAATCACGCCCCCGCCCGGGCCAGCGCCAGTCGCAATCGCAGAATGGCCGCGTCGTGGACACGCTCCCGACGCCACATCTCGCAGGATCGGACAGCCACGTCAGTTTCTGGATATGCGGGGAACGCCACAGGGCTGACGTCGAACAGGTCCACGTCAATCAGGTCGCGTACCTCCTCGTCGTTCGGGCCGCCGCCGACAGACCACTGCTCCGTGACAGCGCGAAACGCGAATGACATCTGGTCAATGTCGCCGCGCCGGATGCTGATCATCACGTCACGGGCCGCAGCCGTATCGGGCGGATCAATCTCCACCATCAGCCCGGCCTTGTCCTCGGCCAGCCGGAGCGTGCCCGACTTCGTGCGGCCTAAAATGATGTTCGGATCGTGGTTGAGCAGGGCGCGCACGTCCTGTTTTTCTTTGATGGCGCGGGCGAATGCGCCACGCTGGATTCTCTCCACAAACATGCCGGCAATCGGGTCGCTAAACGACTCAAACACAGCGGCATGACCGCGAATCGTCGGGCCGGCGGCAGAATCGCGCACCTCGATCATGTCAAGCGGAAGATTTCGGTGTTCTAATTTGCTCATAGCACAAGGCCTTTCATGAGTTCGGCTAACAGCGTCATTTCGTTTTCCGCCGCACCTGCGGCGCGCTCGGATGTCCAGTCGGCAATGGCCCGCTCGCCCACGCTGGCCAGTTCGGATTGTGATAATTCAACGTGCCTGGCCGCAGCCTCGCCCGTGAACGTGCCGATCCGCTGCAACACCGTCGCAGACATCTGGCCGCAGCCACACGCCATCCACACCGACGCGGTGAAAGCGTCGATTACGGGAATGAGGGCACCGCGAACATGCTCGCCATGTGTTGGGTAGAACGTTTCGGCCCACGCGGGCAGCGCCCGGCGCTTGGCCGCGCGGCCGGCCTTGTCGGCCTCGGCGTGGAGTATAGATCGGTACACGCCCGCCAGCAGCGGCATGTGGGCATCTGCGAGGCCGTCGATGACGAGTGCGGTGCGGGCGCTGTCATCCTCGGCCGGCGGCGGCTCGTCGTCGGGCGGAGCCGGGGCTGGGGCTGGCGCAGGCGGCGCAGGCTTGGGCACCGGTTCCGGCTCGGGCTCGGCCAGCGCCCGGTCAAGCGGCTGCATATTCATCGGGACGAAATAAGCGTCTCCCCCGTCAATGGGGTTTTGATTCTCAAGCTCCCGAATATCATTTTGGCTCATCGCGCCGATATTCCACTGCTCCCGGTAGTAGGCGGAGCGCGCCGCCATATCACCACGCAGCAGGCCGTTGACGACATGCTCAGCAAACAGCGCCTCATTGGGCAAAAATAACTTGCGATTCGCCTCCTGCTCCCAACGTACCAGCCAGCCCATCAGGCAATCTACTACATAGGCGGTGTTGAGTTGCTCCAGGCTATTGAAATTCGCGGCCTTCAGCAAGTGGTTTAGCTTGGATAGCGGGATGCGGAACCAGCGCGAAACGTCCTCGACATTAAATAGCGAAGTCTCTACCATCTGCGCTTTTCCAGGATCATTACTCGTCGCGCTAAATTTCGTGCCCTCCTCCAGAATGACGGGTTTATGTGCGTTGGCCGATCCGCCGTGTCGCTCCTGAAATGACTCCCGCAGCCGCTGAAACGCCGGCTCAGAGAGTACCTCGGGCACCTCCAGCACGCCCGACATGGTAGCCCCCTGCCCATAGTACGCCCCTCGAAAGCGCTGTGTCGCCAGCGCCGCGCCTAGTGACTCCCGTGCAATCTGGGCCAGCACGTACCCAGTGCGCCCGTCAAAGCCCAGACCATGCACGTGAAACATCTCGCGCGAGCGCAGGACCACTTCCTCGCCGTGGTCGTTTCGCACGGCGTATACCATCTCGCCGGCGGTGTCTCGGGCGATGCGCACCCGTGTGGGGTCCAGCGGCCATAGCTCACGGGGGCGGCCGTCGCCGCCACGGGAAATCTCCGCGAACCCGCCGTGATAGCCCAGCGCATGGGCGGTGAGCGTTTCGCGGAACACAATCGCCGTCATCTCTGGATTAGGCTCGCTGTGCAGGATTCGGTACGTCGGGTGACGTGTCGCGCGCTCTTTCCCGCGCGGATCAAGCCTTTTGTAAACAGAAATTGGTAGCTTGGCGACGTCCTCGCTGATCGAGCGAATGGCGCAGAAATAGGCGCTCAACGCCATGGCCTTTGATTCGGTTACCACCTCGCCGGACAGCGACTTGGTGCCGTCGCCGAGTATCAGGCTGCGCAGCCAGCCCTGCCCCGCATCAGACGCTCGACGATCAAGCAGGCTTCGTAGGATCATTCCGTAGACTCCATCGCGCGGCAGCGGCGACGGCCAGGACGCCGCCAACCACCCACGCGGCAGGGGTGCTTGTAAGTGACACACCGTAGACGATGGCCGCCAGGCCGCCGGCGGCGAGAATATCTAATATCCAACTCATACTTGTAGCACTCCCCTAGTTTCATAGATACTCTTAGGCTTGGTTTCGGCCAATATCGCCAGCCCCACGCCCATCACCGTGGCCACAATTCCATCGATGCGCTCGGTGGACTTTTTCTTCGAAGGCTTGATGTTGCCGGCCGGGTCCTCTTCGATGGCCACGTTCGCAGCGTTCCACCTCAGCACCGGATGCCCACCATGCGCCATCTTGCCCTCGGCCAGCAGCTTCGCCGTCTCCTTCGCCGGCTCGGACATTGAGCGGTATCCCTGGCCGAACTCTATCATGGTTGCGCCCGCGTCGGCCAACTGCAGCGCTATCTGCGTCGCATTCCACGGATCATACGCCACCTGTTTGATCGAAAACTTTTTGTGGTCGCGCTTAACCTGGTCTTTGATATGTTCGTAATCCACAACATTACCCTCTGTCAGTGTGATGGCGTCCTCACGCGCCCACTGAATATAGGGCACGCGGTCGCGGCGCTCGCGCTCGCGGGCGCTATCACGCGGCGCGTAGAACCGGGGCAGAATCACCCACGGTGAACCCTCAATATGAGGTGGGAATACCAGCACCCACGCGGTTAAATCCTGCTTGCTTGACAAGTCCAACGCACCGAAGCACTCGCGGCCAATCATGTGACCGGGGATGTCCGTCCACGCCACATCGCCGATACCCCTGTCC